GACGGTGCTGTTCTTAATCGTGTTCTTGTGTCGGATGGAGTCATCGAACAAGCGATGGCGGACAAAGAAGACGACGACTACGAAGACGACGATTACGAAGATGAGGACTACGAAGACGAAGAGGACGAAGAAGACGAAGAGGAATAACCATGAGCCTACTACAGCAGATATTTGAGAACGTACAGAAACCCTCGACTACGTTCCGGTCGGCTACGTCTGGGCTCCCTTTCAGAATCACCACCACCGCTTCAGAATTCATTGATGCGTTCCGTCAGGTGGAGGACGATGAGGACGAGGACTACGGCACAGCTCCAGTAGAAGTCGTAGCCGTCGACGGTGACCTCAAAGTACGAGAAGAGCCTGCAGACGACCACGTCGTGGAAATATCGGCCCCTGATAAGGAGTCGAAGAAAAAGACGTTGTCCAAGATGCCGTGCGAAGCGCTTCTGTACCTGTTTAACGCAGTGTACGGACCTCGATGGTACTTTCACGAAGTCGAGGTCATTGTTGAAGACTTAGCCACGGCTGGTATCCGCGTCGACGCTGGCGGTTTTAACAAAGTCAACGCGATGCTGACGATCATGCGCTGCCCAGTAGACCAGTCAGGCGTGCACAACATCCCCGCGCACTTTGGATTTTTGGCCTGTTGTCTATCCGGCCGTACGGTTCGTTGGGACGAAGGTGCAGTGCCTAGTGCCGTAGAGTGCCATCTAGCATTGCACATTCTTACCGAGTTACGGCCAGACGCGTACTCTGAAGACGTTCTTCGGTACATCGCAGCTTGTTGTCTAAACGACTCGCTGTGGGCGCTTCCGGGACTGTTGTCTATCGCGCAGCCTTTTGTGCAAGAAATTGCAGATAGCCTGCGGATCCCACTGCAGCCGAATATGGTCATTGAAATCCTGAAACGAGTAGCAGTACTTGAAGAGGATCCATCTAAACTCCCAGACGCTGAAGATGGTATCGAAGACTTTGTTGACGCAGAAGTGATTGAGGTTTTTGAGCACTCTGCTTTGGTCAACAGAGCCATCGAGTACGGCGAAAAGCAAAAAGCACGGATCTGGTCGACGAGCAGCACCATGATCCTCGACAAGCTTGGTAGAAAATGAGCACCATCCCCGCGCCTCCACCACTGTCCAAGCCTCCTTCTTTGACCAAACCGCCTCCGCCGGCGATTGGGACGAGAGGCCTTTCCAATAAGGCGTCTGCGGATTCCGCAGGAGGCACGCAGAACAGTAGTGTTGGTACGGTTAACCGACGTACCATGGTGCCGTCGCCGTATTTGGATCTAGCGGACTACAGCGTACCAGATACTCCGCATCAAATTTACGAGATGTGCCGCTACTTTGCGGCTACCTCTGCTCCGCATAGAGCCTACGTCCGTAACTTTTCTTCGCTTCCTGCGACTCCGATTTTGGTCTCGGCTCGAGAAGGGCGACAAGTGTCAGAAGCGCTGCACAATGCAGTGAAAGGCACGTCTGCCTACAATCAAAACGTAGCCGCCGTAGGATCGACAGACTCCGGTTGCGCGGAATGGGCTGATTTTTTGGACAAAAAAATCCGTATCCGAAGCGTGCTTAAAGAGTTTGGTGCTAACGCGTGCACGTTTAGTGCGGCAGTCGTCACCCTGCACAGACCTTTTCGGAAAGTAGCCCTGTGCCAGTCCTGCGAAGCTCCGTACCACATGGAAGTCAATGAGGACGGATCGGCAGATTGGCATTTTGAAGAAGGGTACCGAACCATCGGCTTCACGTGTAAAAGCTGCAATTCTAGAAACACGAGAGCCTCGGTACGCGACGAACACTATCAGCAATCCGTCGAAGGCGTTCGTGCTGTAGTGCTCGATATGGAAAATATCAGAGCGATCAGAAACGACATCACCGGAGACCTTCGAGTCTACTACGTCATCCCGGACTACGTCCGTGAGATGATGCGGGTGGGGATGTACACTGACTACGAAATGATGCTGCAGTATCCGCAATCGTACTTGGTCGCGGCTGCCAACTTCGATTCCTCAAAGCACAACATGATCACTGGCGACAAGCCTGCGATCCGACTGCGAGAAGGGGAATTTTTCCTGTGGAAGTCGGCGAGTCCAACTCGCGGACACAACGGTCTTCCGCTGCCAGATTTCTTGGCGACGTTTAAAGAGACGTGGCTGATGCGACTTATGGAAAAGTCGCAAGAAGCGATCTCTACCAAGGAGATCATTCCGCTTACTGTTCTATTCCCTAACTTGGCCGCCGGCGGAGACACCGACTTGTACCAGATGGTGCAGGTGGCCAATTACATGCCGGCTCTCAGTGACATGCTGGAAAAGCACACGAGAGACCCTAACTACAGAGCGGTCATGCCGTTTCCGATCGGATCGCACACGATTGGCGGCGAGGGCCGGCAGCTAATGCTGCACCAAGAGATCCGCGCTCTTATGGAAATTATCTGTGCCGCGTTAGGGTGCCCAATCGACTTTCTTTTCGGAGGAATGTCGTACTCAGGCAGCAACGTCAGCGTAAAACAAGTCATGACTCAGTTGCACGAAATGCAAGTGGGTATGCAGGAGCTGGCACAGTGGATCAGCGACAAGCTAGTGGTTCACCTTAACAGATCGATGTCTTATGAAATTAAGATGTCCGAGCTTCGAATTGGAGACGACCTTGCGTACGTACAAATGCTCTCCGGCCTTGCCGGAGGTGGACAAGTCAGTATGCAGACTCTTCACGACGAGATGCGTATTAACCACGGAGCAGAACTCGATCGAATCAGATCGGATCAAGAGTTCCAAAACACGCTTAACCGCGATCGCGCCAAACTGGACGCGCAAGCACAGAATGAACTGATGCTCGCACAGGCTAACGCAACCGGTAGAGGCGCTGCGCACCAGCAGATGGCTGAGGTCAAGCAGAAGGTCGATAACGCTCGTCAGATTCGACAAAACCCGGATCTACTGAACTACGTATTGTCGGACCCGGCCATGGCCGCTTCCCTTTTGGGCACTGGAGCGCCGGATGTGTCAGCGACGCACGGCACTATAAACCAAAATGAACTGCCGTATCCGATCGACCCGTCCGTTCCGGTGTCTGCCGTCGCCATGGACAAGCAGATGGACGTAACCAGTTTGGACGAACCGGATGAGCCGAAAGAGCCTGACGTACTGCAGCAGGCCTCGGTCGATCCTAGTGTTGTATCGTCCATCATCAGCCAGATGTCGGAGTTTGAGCGCACGGATTGGCCGGCAATGGTCGCTACGGTGCGGAACGAACTTGGAGACGAGTACGCACGAGCTGTCAGCACTGAATTATCTAATGTTGCCGCCGAGTACATGATCGCTCAGCCTGAGCAACGTGCAGGTCAACGAAACGCAGCAATGAGTACGTAAAATGGCTGAATATCTTTCACCACAAGCCGCAGAAAGACGTCGCGTAATTCCTAGTCTAGAGCCGCCCACTCAGATGGCCGAGGACGTAGTGAACACGACGGTGCAGGCGCTTAGCCGTAATTTTGAAACTCCTATTGAGGGGTTTCAATATCGTTTTGAGCTTGTAGAACCGCTTGAGGTGTCTGAAATCCCGGATCCGTTTGACTACGAAAAAATTAAAAAAACAATGGATTCGGGTGGCGTATACGGGGCACTGGTTAAGGGTAAATTTAGGATTACTGACACCAAGACGGGTAAGGTAGTCCAAGAAAAGACGTTGAACTTGGCTAAGATCCCTACGCCCGTACACGACAGAACTTTCATTGTAGGCGGAAAGAAGCGTTCGGTTATGCACCAGTGGAGAAGAAACCCCGGTGTGTTCACTCGCAGGGACGCTAAAGGTGCACTCATTTCGGAGTTCAATCTTGATCCGGCTACCTCAAGCAACATTGATCGGTTTAACATCGAGCTAGACCGAGGCGTAGAGGGTGAAGCAGTAAAATTTAGAATGGTTCTAGGGACCAATAAGAGCGTCGACATGTGGCATGTCGCCAAACTATTGGGAGCTACCCCAAAGGATCTTGAGAAGTCGGTCGGTGAAGATCTAGCTAAAGACATCACTAAGAACGACAAGGACTCTGATTACGAGCTGTCTCTTCGTCGACTTCATTTGAAACTGTTTAAAGATCGCGACAAATCAAAAAACGAATCTCTAAGCAACATTGAGCAAGAACTGAAAGATCAGTTTAACTCTACATATCTGGATCCAGATATGGCGAAAATGACGCTTGGAGTGGCCACCGACAGGGTCGATAAAGATTCTGTTTTAAATTCTTTTAGGCGCCTAAACGAAGTTGCAAATGGCGCAGCCGCTGACGACAGAGAAAGTTTGGCGAACAAGCGCCTCATGACGCCTGCCGACTTGATCGCAGAATCCGTAGGACGTGCCAGTACTGTTTCCAAGTTTCAGAGGAATCTAAAAGGATCTCTTAACCGAGTGGCTACTTCTAAGAACGTAGAGCCGAACATTGATCAGCTGATCGGCACGCAGTTTAAGAAGCCAATTATTAATCGTGTCAGCACCAGTATGGTGCAGCGCACGCTAGACTCTACAACTCCGCTGGACACGATTGCGCAAGCGACTGCGACAACGATTTTGGGCGAAGGTGCCATTAAATCCGACCAGTCCATACCCGAAGAAGCAAAACTTTTGAACAGCGGCGGTATTGGATTTATTGACCCTGTGCACACGCCGGAATCTAGCCGAGCCGGCGTCGTTTTGCACCGGTCGATGAAAACAAAAACGGTAAAAGTTGAAGGAAAGCGAGACAAAGATCTGCCCACGCATGTTTTGGTTTCTGAATTTCTGGACCGTAAAGGAAAGAAAATAGATCTTTCGTCTTCGCAGACCAGAGACGAGTACATTGGCGCATTCGATCAGTATCGTATGTTAGACGGCAGACTAGTGCCGCAAACTAATCGTCTGGGTCAGGTAAAAGCATTTAAAAACGGAGAAGTGCACCTTGTAGACCCGAGAGAAGTCAAAGTCTGGATGCAAGATAGCGGTCAGCTGTTCGACAGTAACTCGAATCTGATCCCTATGAATAATTCTATTCAGGGTGGCCGTATCGGTTATTCGGACAAGCAGACTCAACAGTCCATCGCGCTTAAGTATAGAGAAGCTCCGCTGGTTCAAGTTCGCGCGCCCGGAAGCGAGCGGTCTATGGAGGATCTTCTCGGTGAAGAAGCAGGCGCCGTTCGCGCTCCGTTTGCTGGAAAAGTAACAGAGATCATTGAAACTCCGACAAAGCGAGCGTTAATGGTTGTCCCAGAGGGGCAAACTCGACCGAGAGAGATTCAAGTACCAAAAGACCATGCAATGCCCGGCGGCACTCTTTTTGACGGAGAGCTTAAGGTTAAAGTGGGCGATACATTTAAGCCCGGAGACGTGCTTGCGGATAGTACGTTTACAAAAGATGGCGTGTTGGCTGCCGGTGTAAACCTGAACGTTGCGTACATGCCGTACCACTCCAGTACGTTTGAAGACGCAATTGCGATGAGCGAAACTGCGTCTAAAAAACTTACTAGTTTGCACGTGCACACCAACGAGTACAGCCAGCCAAACGTGCGGTTGTCTAAGAGCTTGTTTAAGAAGCAGACTAAGCTCCCTCTGTCTAAAGAAGAGGAGGACGCGCTCGACGAGAACGGGATTATTAAACCCGGAACTGTCGTAAAGCCGGGCCAGTTAATTATGGCAGGCCAGCAGCTGAAGAACCTTGGTGAAGGAGAGCTGCAGAGGGCAGCTGCCATGGTTGGTTTCTACGGAAATAAAAACAAGCGCGGCATTCAAGTCGGTAAATTGTTTTTTGAGAAGCGGTGGGACAGCCCTTACGAAGGGGTCGTGACCTCCGTTACGCCCGTGAAGAAGGGTGGTAACATTATTGGCGCGTCTGTAGACATTCGAACTGAAGAGCCGCTTGAAGTCGGCGATAAAGTTTTTGGTAGGTATGGAAATAAAGGCGTCGTCACTGAAATTATCCCAGACGACGAAATGCCGAGGGACAAGGAAACAGGAAAGCCGTTGGAGGTGTTGCTAAACCCTGCCGGCGTCGTGTCTCGAATTAACCCTAACCAGAATTTTGAAACGTTTCTGGGAGAGATTGCTTCTCGCCTCGGAAAACCAGAAATTGTGGATAATTGGAAGATTAAGAATAACTGGGAATACGTTAACAAACGGCTTGGGGAAACTGGAATTCAAGTCGAAAAAGATTACATCGATCCGCGAACTGGTAAGATTCTAAAAGGAATCGGGGCCGGACAGCAGATGATTTTGAAAGCAAAGCAGCAGGTTGAAGAAAAGTCCGCTGCTCGCGGCGTAGGCGCATTTAGCGAAACGGGTGAGGTCGTTAAAGGCGAGGAAGGAGCGCAGGCTCTAGGAGAGTTGGGCGTATACGGTCTTCTCGCAAACGACGCTCGTGAATTTCTTAGAGACGCTCAGCTGTACAAGTCGGAAGATCGACAAGACGTGTGGGACGCGTTGAAGGAAGGCAAACAGCTTCCGGGCGCAAAAATTCCAGAGTCTTACGAGCGGTTTAAAGACTACCTCAACGCCGCAGGCATTCGCGTTGAGCACGACCCTAAGCGGGGTGTTATCAAGCTTAAGGGTCCAATGACCGACAACCATGTCAAAGAAATTGCAAAATTTAACGGAAAAGAAAACGTTATCACCAAGCCTTGGGAGGCGGTGGGTACAAAAGCAAAGAGAGTGGAAGAAGCAGGTGGCGAACCTGAGTTTATTGCTTCTGACAAACCCGTAAAAGGCGGTCTTTTCGACATGGAAGCTACCGCTGGCTTTAAGGGCAGGAAATGGGCTAGATTTGAGCTTAGCACGCCTATCCCAAATCCCGTCTATGAGCGGCCTATTAAGGACATGCTTGGCGTATCTGACAAGCACTTTGAAGAAATTATGGCAGGAACTCGGGGCGTAAAGACGGAAAATGAAACACTGTACGGGTCGCAAGCCATTGGACACATGCTGCAGCAGGTGGACCTCGATAAATTGAAGAACGACGCCAGAGACGCGGCTTCAGTAGAGAAAGATCCTAACAAGCGTAGCAGAGCCTACCGACTGATGCGCACAGTTGAGATGCTAAAGGATAACAAGGTCGAACCTTACGAAGCTTTTATGCGTAAGCAGGTGCTTGTTCTCCCTGCGTCTATCCGAGGAATTCGCCGAGACGAAAAGACCAAAGACTTTGTCGTTGGTGACATCAACTACCTTTACAAAGATCTAGGCGTTATCGACAGGACCCTCCGGTCCGCTAGAAAAGAAGGACTGCCTCCAGTAGCGATCGGTAAACTGGAGTCGGGTCTGTACGACGGCATGCGTGCGCTTTTGCAGACAGAAGGCTCTGGGTCACTTTCTGGGGCAGATTATCAAGGCGTGCTTGGAGTGCTGGCTGGCCGCCGACCTGATTCAGTCGCGGGTAAGGACATCTCTGACGTAAAGCAGAGCTTGGCCAAGAAGTCGCTTCTGCAGCGTAGACAGGTCATGTCACTTCGTACGGTGCTGACGCCTTCTAACGATTTGGAAATGGACGACGTTGGTATCCCAAGACGTAGTGCAGTGGCGATTTTTGAACCCATGCTGCGCGCGGAATACCAAAAAAATAACAGAGTCAGCGGATCCACAGTAGCTGCCGAAAAGTTCGATCGGTTTAACGACGCGATGAAGGAGTTTAAAGACACCGGCAAGCAAGACGCTGAAGTTAATAAGTACTTGGACCGTATTGCTGACGGTGCTTGGGTGGCCGTTAAACGAGACCCGGTACTCCATAAATTTGGATTTTTGGGTATGCAGGTTCGTCTAACCAACGATAAGACGTTGAAGCTTAATCCGTTGGTTTACGGAGGCCTAAACGCAGACAACGATGGAGACACGTTGGCAGTTTTTGCGCCAATTACTACTGCCGCCAAGAACGAGCTTCGGGACAAGATGCGCCCGTCCAAAAATCTTTGGAACTACGCAAACCTGCAGGTAGAGCCGGGTATTTCTCACGAGGGAATTCTAGGTATATCTAGAATGACAAAGCCCTCTAAGACAACAAGCCCCGTCGCTGATTTTGCCAGTTTGGAATTAGCCAATAAGGCGTTCTTAGACAATAAAATTGAAATCAACGATCTTATTACTATCGGCGGTAAGCAAACTACACTTGGAAAAGCCAAGCTCAGCTCTGCCCTGCCCGGTTCAATGACAATTGAGGAGCTAGAAGAAAAGAAAATTGTTCCAGCTAATCCCTCCGATTTTGGTTACGCAAAGAAAGACGTAGCCAATATCCTGAAACACATCGCGATTAACCAGCCTGATGAGTTTGCTAAGTCAGCAAACACGCTTCGTAAAATGGGGCAGTTCGCGTCGACAATGACCGGTGCGACCATTCGAATGGAAGACCTGCGCCCGATTCTCGTGAAGGAAAGACAACAGGCAGAAGAAGAGATGTTTAAAGAACTCTCTGCCACGAGAAACATTAAGGACGCGCGCGAAAAGGAAGAAAAGGTAAAGGGAATCATGGGCAAATGGGTCCGTGAGATAAACTCAAAGGCCAAGGAGATTTTTGATAAATCTCCTGACAACGTGAACGCTGAGCTTACGCTAACCGGCGCTCGAATTAAGCCGGCTCAGTTGCAGCAGGTGTTGGTAGCCCCGATGGCCCTTTACGATACTAACGGTAAGGTTATCGATTCGCCCGTTATGAAGAGCTATTCCGAAGGGCAGGATGTTGCAGGATACGTGTCGTCACTCCACGGTGCTCGAATGGGCACGGTGTCGAAAGTTATTCAGGTACAGGAACCGGGTTACTTGACCAAGCAGTTGGTTAACACCGCTTTGGACCAGACTGTTACTGAAGAAGATTGCGGTACCAACCGCAGTGTCCCAGTGTCATTGACCCAAGACGCAGACGATGTCGAAGGACGCGTGCTCGCCAATCAAGTAAAGATTGGCAACAAATCGTTTGCAAAAGGAACGATAGTCACCGCCGCTATCCGCGATGAAATGAAAAGAATGTCGGATAGCGCAGACGTAACCCTACCCGCTAGGTCGCCTCTTACGTGTAGGTCCAAGGCCGGCATCTGCCAGAAGTGCGCAGGATTTCTACCCAACGGTTCTACGTACCCAATAGGGCACAACTTTGGCATTAATGCGGCGCAGTCCATTGGTGAGCGCTCTACCCAGATGATGTTGTCTTTGTTCCACGAAGGCGGTGTCTACAACCCTGACGCCAAGGCTGGAGCTAAAGACATTTACAAGCAAGCTTCCAGCTTGCTGAGAATGCCGAGTTCCATGGGTGGAAATGCGGCAGTCATCAATTCCGAAGACTCCAAAATCCTAGACGTAACGAGGAACCGATCCAAAGGCGGCTGGGATTTAAAGCTAGAAAACGGTAAAAACATTTTCCTAAAGAATGAGTTTCGCGCGCCTGACGGTAAGACTTCGATCCCCGACTTTTACAAGAAAGGTATGGAGATCAAGAAGGGAGAAATCCTTACCGACGGTATCGCCAACCCTAAAGAGTTGCTGGAAAAAACAGGCGACATCGGCCAAGTGCAGTCGTTCCTAACCAATCGGTTAGGGAACTTGTATTCAGGCGTCGGAGTAAAAAGACGTAACATTGAAAGTCTGGTCCGCAGCGTGACTGGCACCGTCGAGGTCACTGACCCAGCGGGTACGCCTCACCGTCCCGGCGACAAGTTAGATTTGATCACGGCTGAGTCTATCAAAAAGATGAACCCTAAATTTAAGTACAGGGCTCTTTTGGTAGGCGTAGACGTAGCTCCGAGGGCGCTGCGAGAGGACTGGCTCGCTAAGGTCAACTACAACAACATTCGTCGCACACTGCTAGAGTCTGCTTCCGTTGGCGCAGAAAGCGAGATACATGGCACCAACCCAATTCCGGGACTCTACTACGGAGTGGAGTTCAACCGGTACGCGCAAGGCGGACCTCCCCGTAATGATGGCAGGTACTAATGATCCCGCTTCGAGAAGCAAAAGTAGTCGCGGTAGACATTACCAAGTACACCGTTGACGTGCAGATTTCTCGCACTGAAGGAACGATAACCAGCGTCCCATTTGCGTCGGCTGCTGCGTCTAGAGATGGATCTTGGATGGGGTACATGCCGAAAGTAGGCGACTGGTGCCTTCTGGCCCATCCTGACAACTCAAGAAGCAAGGTGTATGCACTCGCGTTCTACCCGTTGGCGACGGCGGTTCCTACTGACGAAGCAGACGGGTTCTCTGATGTGGCGGAAAGGGACAACTACGCGTACGGGCGTGTCGGCGTAGCTGCAGGCGACAAGGGCATGTGGACAGGAACAGGCGGGTGCATTTCTCTGCGCGCTGGAGGCAGCATTGACCTCTGCGTGTCTGAGATGTGCTGGTCTAGGTACTTTCCTGATCAAAACGCGATCAAGACAAACTGCGCAAATTGGGATCTACACGGATGGTGGGGGTCTATAGTCGGCGAAGTCGATCGGGCCGAAGCGACAGATCTTGAAGGCAGCGCACCGACTCGTCTTAAATCCCGTGTTCGAAGCCGATCTGATCAAGCGCCTAACGTGTGGATGGACAGCGGGACCATTCGTGGTGAGGAAAAAACCGTTTTAAACGGAGTGCCAAACCAAGACCCTAGCGCCATCTCGCAGGTGTGCTTGCGTTTGCTGGTATACGACCAGCAGACCGCAAACGGCTACGCAGCGCTCAGGCAAGAACCTCCCCCAGAGCAGGCTCGATTCTCGTTTAAGGTAGACAAGGAAGGTAACGTACAAGTCGCTAGCGCCGGCATGGTGGACGTGATTGTTAAGCGCATGGCGCTTGCCGTCGAAGAACGAGTTTACGCACAAATCCGTGGCACGCTGGACATTTTGGCTCAGTCTGCCCGCATCGTTACCGAAGGAAAAGTGTTGATCCGGGGTAGGGACGAGGCGGTTATTCAGACTGAAGGTGACTTGTACCTTCGCGCGCGACGCGTGGTCATCGACGCGCAAAACGATGTGAACAAAGTAAGAGGCCCTTGGGGCGTAGACGCTGACGGTTCTGTAGAGTTAAAAGCAAAAGGAACTGCAATTCACAGCGCCACTCAAGACCGCATTGTCTCTATCGGGCAGACGGACATGCGGACGGTAGGCGGTAGAAGCGACACTACCGTTATGGGAGCTGGTGAGCCTGAGTGGACCGGCAGGGACGTCCCCACGTGGAGAAGACGGATCAAAGCTGGCGCTGCCGTGATCCACACTGAACGCGGTAGCATTGATTTAAAGCTAGGACCTCCAATCGGTCCTCCGCTTTCTAGAATTCGAATTGTCTCCGACGCAAGACTCGCACCTTTTATTGGTC